TTTTCTGTTAGATCATGTAAATCCATGTCTGTTTGAGCATCTTCTCTAGCGTATTCGAGTAAACGAATAAATAGAGGAACGTCTACTGTAATTATATCTCTTGGGTTCATATTAGTAGTTGTTTGGTTCTTCTACTTTTTTACCTTCTTCCATTCCATCATTAAAAAATGCATTTAATGCTTCTTTATCGGTACCATAATAGTCAAAAGCATTATTTTCTTTCTTTAGTTTTTGTCGCATTTGGATTTTAAAGATTTCTTGTCCATCAGATGTAAGAAGAGCTTTAGTTACTGCAAATCTTAAATCATTTCCTTTTTGTGAATCTTCAAATTTTGTATTATCAACCATTTGCATTATTTTTTGTTTTACTTCTTCATCTACATTTTCATATAAAGATGTTTCTTCAACTTCTCCTTCTTCCATTTCTTCAACTTCATTTAAACCATATTTTCCACCTAAGAAATGTTCAAACGCTGTTTCATAATCTGCTTTAGAACGTGGTGGGATTTGGTTAATTGCTCCAATTCCAACAATTCCTCCAATCATAGATTCTTTAAGAGGTTTTTTCTTATTTTCTTTCAATCCTAATTCCTTCATCCTATCAAGGGATAAACTAGGTGTATCTATAAATTTATTTGATTTCCATTCTGGTTTTTCTTTTGGGGTGTCAGGTTTTAAATCTTCTATTCTAGATGACACATCTTTAGTTGTAAAATTGTCCTTTATATCTTTAACTTGTTTATCATACCATGTTTTTCGTTCTTCTGGGGTTTTCTTTAGTAAGCTTGAAAGGTCTTGGTCTAGACCTAATTTAGTTTTTAGAGATTCATTTTCATCTGTTTTCCAATTTTTTCCACCATCTAAACTTTTTTCATATATCACATCACTTATTCCTGTATTGTAATTTACAGATTTTAATGTTAATTTAGATAACTCACCACCATCATAAGCATAAACAGGTACACCAATTTTAATCCCACCATCTGAAAGTGCAGATGCCATAATAGCGGGAGCTCCACCTTTTATTTTAGCAATCCATGCTTTAGGAGTATCTTTAATTCTATCCCATAGAGATTCTTGTAATTTAGCTTTGTATTCACCTTCTGTGATTACACCAGCAAGCATTTGCATACGTAAAGTTTCGTTTGTCATGTTATATATTTTAGTTTTTAGTTAAAGCGACTGACTATGAATCGGCCTATATGTTAAATCTGTTTTGTAGTATTTATTTTACTTATTCCTTCTATGTCTTGTTTAGCATCATCAATAGAGTTATATCTTATATCAGCTTCTCCTCTATTCATTTTCTTCCCATTACTAAAAGTATAATCTTCACCTACAAAATATAATATTCTTACAGGATATTTATCTAAATAATCTTTAAACAAAGATATTTCATATGTGTTTATCTCATTCGCTTCTTTTGTATAAGTAGCTTTATCAGAAAAACCTATATCATCTCCTGAAAATTTATATCCGTTTTGTGTAAGAATATCTTCTAAAGGTTTTAATTCAGTATATTTAGTATTTTCATTTAACATGTTTTTATATTGGCCTTCTGTAATTATACCTGCCAACATTTGCATTCTAAGTGTTTCGTTTATCATTTTATATATTTTATTATAAATATTATGTATTTTTTGCTTCGCGCAATACTATTAAAGCTTTCTGGATATATAATATGTCATCCATTTTTTCTTGGATACTATGTTCTAGCCATTCTTCTAGTTCTAGGTCGTTACGATCTAAATCTGTTCCATACTTTTGTTTTCCAATGGTGGCTCTAGCAACAAATTTGTCTATAATGGAGTCTACAATTGAGTCTGTAACCTTAATTTCTCTATTCATTTTTTCAATAATTTTTCTACTTCTTTTTCATCCATTCCCATATCGTAAAGTACCTTTCTGGTACCATGGTCACGTAATATGTCAATATATTCTTCTGCTTCCCCTAAACTGCATTCAAAATATTTTGCTACATATTCTATCAATGTAGCAGGTTTTTTCTTTGTTTTTGACTTGAGATATTTCAAAAACACTTTGGATTTAGGGATCATTTCTCGATAAATTTGGTATAGTTGGTGTTTGTTATCGTATGATATTGTTTGAATATAGTTTGCTAATTCAATATAGCGTATATCCATCGATACGTATCGATTAACCACGTAAGAGTTCCATTTATCCCACGATTCTTCCGAAATGTTTTCAATTGGGGTTTTATAGAGGGTGATTTCATTTAACCACCCCCATAAATCCTTAATTTGTTTTTTAGACACTTAATGTAATATCTTTATATTCTTCTTTCAATTCTGAAGGTAACGAATCTGGAAGTATTTTCTTTGATTCTAAATCGTAAAATACAGTAATTGGGATAAGTTGATCTTCATCTGTTCCTGCAATGAATTTAGATACTCTACGGATTACAAATGCTTGTCCGAATAATTTTTCCCCATTAAATCCATCAACTGATGTTGTGTTATTAAAGTCAATGTTCATTTGTGGGGGTGTTTTTGATTGTGTTTTCATTTGATTTTTATTTTGGTTTATTATTTACTTTTTCTTTTTTATATTCTATAAAATCAACTATAAATCCTGCTGCTACAATAGCATTCATTCCAAATGATGCTAAAATTTCATATAAATCTTCATATACATTTACTGTTAAGTGAACATGTCCTACCATCCAAAAAGGTACGGAAAGATTTTGGGATATCCACGAAAGAGCATATTTCAGGAAATATTTCATATTGCCTCTATGATTTTGGCTAAAGCCGACATTACATTTATTTCTTTATCTATTCTAAAATTTGCTTGATATAAATGTTCGTTCAATATAATTGCAACGGAACCTTCCTTTCCAGGAGCATATTTTGAACTGTATTCAAATAAATTACGATACAATTCTTCAAAGTCCTTTGTATTTGAATCTGCTATAATTTGTCTAATGGTAAGCCATTTTTTATTTCCCATCAGTTCCTTCAATACCTCTTTAATATAGTTGTTTGAGGTTAAAACTGTTTTATCTAGTTCAATACAGCCATCTTTTACAGACATTTGAAGTACATTCAACATTTTTCTCATGTCAGGATAGTACTGTACTATAAGGGATTTTAAATCCTCAGGTTTATATGAAATAGATAGTTGATCCTTTAATATCCAATCTAAATGGTTGTATACATCTGTTTTTGAAGGAGGTACAATTTTAAGTACCTGGCAACGTGATTGGAGTGGGTCAATGATTCGCTCAATAAAGTTACAGGTTAATATAAATCGTGTTGAGCGAGAGAATGTTTCAATTACATTACGTAACGCGGCTTGTCCCTGGATTGTGATGAAATCTGCTTCATCTAGAATTACTACTTTAATACTTTTCCAAGAAGCTGAGCTAGCAAATCCCTTTACTTTTTCTCTAATAGTGTCAATTCCATTTTCATCTGATGCATTTATGTAAAGATAATCGCAATCTAGATTTTTAACGATAATTTTTGCTAAAGTAGTTTTACCTGTACCTGCGGGACCATAAAAGATAAAGTTTTGAATGTCACCTTGATCAAGATACTTTTGTATTGTGTCTTTTACATTTTCGTTACCAACATAGTATTGTAGTTCGGTAGGACGAAAACGCTCTACATATAACGTATTTTCTTTCATAACCGTATTATACAAAAAAAGCTTGCACTAGGCAAGCTTTTCTATAAATATTTTATA